AGCGTCTTGCCGGCGCTGCCGTCGTCGGTGTGACCGGAGAGCGCCTCGTCCCAGACGGCATCGGCGACGCTTCCGGCGCTGGGCGGCGCGCTGTAGGAAGCCGCGGCCAGTCGGCTTGCCACGGTCGCGTTCAAGTTGTCACCCACGATCTTGCCGGCCGTGTTGGCCCCATAAGAACCGGGTATTTCCGTGGCCCACGGGTCGCCGCCGGTGGCTGCCGCGGCGAGAGCTTCGCCGGTCGAACCATCGTCGTCGTGCGCTGCGATCGCTTCATCCCACACCGCGTCGGCCACGTCGGCGGCACTCGGCGCGGCGCTGTATGACGCTGCCGCAAGGCGAGTGGAGACAGCCGCGTCAATGCGCCCGAGCTCTGTCCCGAGCTCTGTGCGCACCTGACCGGCGACAGCCTCCTTGGTGGGCGGCGTCGTGTAGTCTCCGGCCTGGAGCGGACTGCCGACGGTCGCTGCCTTGGCCACGGTCGCGTCCTTCGCCACGGTCGCGTCCTTGGCCACGGTGGAGTCGAGCGCGAGCCCGCTTTGCAGTTTCGTCACTGCGCCAGCGGCCACGGCGTCGGCAGAGACGGCGTTGTCTGCTATCGCCTTCACGTCGGCGGGCACGTTGCCGGTCACGTCGCCAGACGCCAGGGTCGCAGGCACCTTGCCGCCGGATGCGTTGATCTGGCCCGCGCCGGTGCCGACCGAGACCTTCATCGCGTCGCCCGCCTGGGCGGCGGTCTTGGCGGCGTTGTAATCGGAGTGCAGGGTGAATCCTGCCTTGTCGGTCAGGGCACGGGTCGCCGCGCCCCAGACGGCGGCCGCGTTGCTGGCCGCGCTCGGGATGTCACTTGCGGCGGCGATAGTGGACAGCGGCCGCTGGTTTGCGAGGAGGTTGACGTTGTTGGCGTTCAGTGACGAAGCGGGTGAACCGAATAACTCGTCCCTGAGCTCGTCTCCTGGGTCGCTGCCATTTATGTACGCCATGTTCATCGCCGGTGCGATGAGCACCCTCTGGTAGAGCGTGTCGCAGCCCTCAGCGACGACGATGAGCACGACCTCGGACCCGACAGCACCGTTGAAGGCGGAGGCGGTGAAGTCGATGCGGTAGACGCCGTTGCCGCAGTGGTATCCCTTGCCCTGTGAGAACGCGGAGTCCGCGGCAGCGAGTGCTTCAAGGTCTTTCTTTTCCGACTGAGCCGCGCCCTCTTTCTGGTAGTAGGTGTCGATATCGGTGATGGCCACGTCCGTCTTGGGGAGATGCGTCGTGGCGTCCCTGAGCACCCAGTAGGTCGAGAATCCAGCCGCCCCTGACTTGATGAGCCTCATCCCGATACACCTCCCATCATGTCGATGGGCATTACCACGGTGATTGTCTCGCCCGGCCCGGGCGGCGTTTCGCCACCGCCATCACCTAGAGGGAATGCCTCGCGTACGGGAGATTGCAGCAGGAAGTTCGAGGGAGCGACATAGACCAGCGGAGGCTTGGTCGGCTGCGGCGGCTCGACGGCGAGCGCCTTGATCGCGGTGGTCGTCTGCACGTCGGCCAATGTCAGGTCGCGGTCGCTGTTCAGGGCGGCCATCAGACGGCCCTCGTGATGATTGCTGAGTAGCCATTAATGACCGCAGAATAGGCAGGGCCTACGACAGTCCAGTCATCATTCGCTCCGATGGTCGTCGTGTTGTACATGTCTGACGACGCTGATACTCCGGTCGCAAGCAGGCTTGCAGGCAATATGCCGCGTAGCCAGCCGATTTGGCTCGGCCATGTGACGACTGAGCTTGCGGATAGCAGCATCTTATGCACGACAGTGATGCGTGATGCAGGAAGAGTGTTGCCGAGCCAGAAGTCGTTTGAGTTTGCGGTGTTCCCTCCGAATAGCAGCGGCGATGTCACGGCTTGCGTATGGCAGCCCCAGACATTGTTGTTGGGGACCCCGCTCAATCCAGAATCCGTGAGTCGCTGCGATGTCACGCCAGGCAGGCGCGAAAATGCGCCGTTCGCATTGGCGACCATTACCCCGGACATCCCTCCGCCGTCAGTGGCTCCACTCCCGCCGAACATCACCAATGGCATCGGATCACTCGTGCCATTCACAGACGACTTCAAGAGTCCCGCGAAGCAAACCATCGCAATGGTGCCGGAATAAGCGTGGAAGAGCACGTAGTCGTTGGTCAACTTCCAGCCGCCGGTGAATCCGTTGTTGGCGAGCGTAACGGACCAGTAACTGCCATAGGCATTGGCGTTACACAGTCGCGCCTCGAAGGTGCGCCAGTTCGGGTTGCCAGATGTGTAGTCGAAGCGGAACGTGGTCGGGTCGGGGATAACTATCGTCTTGTTTTCACCCCCGGTCGGCGCCGCGCACATCCCCTTGTTCGATGCCTCGGTGGTCGGAGAGTACAGCTCGAAGGCGCGCATCACGAAAGCTGTGTGCGGAGACGCGACCTGCCGATGGATGGCAACGTAGAAGTCGATGCCCGCGCTGTTCGCGTCGTCGCCCGTCCCGGCGCACTTGAACACGTCGACGGAGTAGTTGTTGGACCCCGACTGCCCGTCGCCGGTGCCAGCGGGCACGTTCTCGACGAAGGACCAGTTCTTGACGCCCGAGCTGCCGCATAGGTCTTTGAGCTTGTCTGAGAGGTCAGCGCTCGGGGTGTCCGTGGTGTAAGCGTCCTTGGACCAGGCCATCAGCCATCACTTCCTATCCAATACGTCATCTCACGCCTCCTTCATCGCGGCCAGCGGGAAGTGCTTGCCGGGGCAGGAGGTCGAGTTGAGCGGCATCTCAGCCTGCCAGTGGATTCGTCCGCCCGGCGTCGAACTGCGCCCGCGCCCGGTTGAGCATCTCCTGTGCAAGACTCGCCTGCGATGCACTCTCGGCAGCCTTGTCCTCGTCAAGCATGGAGAGGTCGCCTTCCGTCCAGCCGCCGCGCCTGAGCGCGGTCTTGAGCGGGACACCGGCTGCGACGAGCCTACCGACCACATCAGCCTCGGCGGCGGGCTGCACGGTGCGCACGTCTTCCCACACGCACTCGATCTCGTGCGCCGGTACATCGCGCCCGTTGAGCGCGAGCGCGTAGGAGGCCACGTCGCGCCAGCAGGCACCAAGACGCTCCTGATACTTCGCAGCCTTGCGCGCGAGCGGCGTCTCCATCGCCACGAGCGCGTCGCCTGAGATGTTGCCGCCCTGGGCGAAGAAGTAATGCGCCGGAGTGCGCGTGATGCGCGCCATGGCGTTGGCCCAGTGATCGACTGCCTGCGTGAAGTTGGCCAGCTCGGTCGCACTGAACTCTCCGACCTGCGTCGACTCCGAACCGTCGCCGTCTCCGGCTGGGATCGACCAGATCTCGTTCGGCGCGTTGCGCAGCTGGGATACGTCGGCCTGCGAGATGATGTAGCGCTGTTTGAAGGCCCCGAACTCGGCCGCGACCATCATGTCGGCGATGAGCTTGTTGACCGCGTCCTGTGGCTCGGTCGCGTTCTGCAGCTCGCCGTAGATGCGCCGCACGCGGCTGCGGACGTGGAACACCGGGATGCGCCCGGTGTCGTTGGCTTGCTCATCCTCGAGCGTGAACCCGGACGCGCTCTGCACCTGCTCGGTCGCGCCGCGCGACACGTAGTGCTCGAGGCGGTCGGTGTAGTAGAGCGTCAGGTGACGCTGCCCGCCCTCGTCATACCACTTCGCAGCGAAGGCCGGCGCGCGCGGGTTTGACTTGTCATAGGCGACCGTGCAGACGCGCGGGTCGTTGTGGACGACGCGGGTCAGTCCGTCCTCATCGCGGCCGACTATCACGAAGCTCTCGCCGCAGACGGCCACGTCCTCGGCCACGTCGTCGGTCTCGATCTCAAGGTGCTCCTGCTGCCAGATCGTGTCGAGCACGTCTTGAGCGGCCTGATCGGTGCGCAACGCGAAGCCGGTCAGCGCGAGCCGGTCGACCAGCGAATCGACCACGGTCGCGCACCAGTTCTCGCTGAACTTGGCGTCGATGCGCGCGAACGCCTGTTGCAGGCGCGCGGTCGAGTAGCGTAGCGGCTGCTCGCCGTCGTAGTAGGCGAACAGTCTGTCGATACGCGAACGCTTCGCGCTCAGCGCCGCGAAGGCACGCGCGAGGTCTGTTTGGGGTGCGGCCACGGCGTAAGTCTCCCTCTCCCACCGGCGTGGGTCGTTACCATTCATCCCTGCACAGAGACGGCGGCGCGCTGCGTGCGCTTCACCATCAGTTCTGAGAGCGCCCAGACGAGCGCGTCGACTCGGTCGGGCGAGGTCTTGTCGTCCTGCGGGCTCCAGGTCGTCATCTGCAGCTCCAGCTCTGGGAAGACGCCGACGTGATGCACGCGCCCCTGTTCGTACATCGCCGCGACCGGCTCGGCCCGCGTCGCCTTGCCGCGGCTGGCGCGCACCGCCTTGTACGGCACGGTGGCCCGCACCGCCCGCAGGTTGCTCCTGATGAGGTCGCCGCCGTTGTTCACCTCGCCGATGACGCGGTCGGCGCCGAGCACATCGTACTGGGCGATCGCCTTGCTAGCCCAGCCGAGCGGCGAATAGCGGCCGGATGCGTCGGCCAGTACATAGGCATGGTCGTCGACGCCGAGGCCGGCCGCGACGATGCCAGTCTCGTCAGAGTCGGCGCTCGCGCTCACGGCTGGGTCGATAGCGACCACGACGCGGCGCATCTCAGGCGGCCTCGCGACGCGGTGGCCGTCGATGAGCGCGTTGCTCCAGAGTGCATCGGTGAGCTCGTCGATGAAGCGCGCCTCGATCTCCTGCTCATAGGCTCGGCTCGTCATCGTCGAGCGCAGCGCATCCAGTTCGTCGGCGGGCAGGTAGGGGTTGGCGGTCGATGCGAAGCGCCAGCTCGCCCAGTCGGGATGGTCGTCACTCTGCCCGAGGTCGTACATCGCGGCGAAGTCGTCACGGCCCTTCGGCGTCGAGAGGAACCACGCGTCGCCTGCGTAGTCGATGAGCGTCGGGCGTATCACCATGTCCCACACTTCGGCGAGGTCACTGACCATGGCGGCCTCATCGACGATGACGCGAGCGTAGCGGCGTCCGCGACTCGTCTCCGGCGCGTCCAGCGACCAGAACTCGATCACGCCGCCGGTGATGAGCTCGAGGCGTTTCTCCTGTTCATTCTTCTGGGTCGTGACCGGGGCGAGCGTCGCGCGCGTCTCGCGCCACAGCTCGGCCAGCATCTTGTAGGTGGGCGAGTACCACCCCACAGGCTTGCCGGTCAGCGCTGTGTCGGCGGAGAGGCGGATGCCGAAGCGCGATTTGCCGAGACGCCGCCCGGCGCAGAGCACGTTGAACCGGCGGCGCTCGTCATATACCTGCTGCTGGGCCGGGTGAAGCCTATTCAGCCGGAGGTGGATCGTCCTGGTAGGTGACAACGACCTGCACCTTCTGTTCGCCCTGGTGCTCGACCTGCACGCGGTCGGAGTAGCTGCGCGGCTTGAGCTTGGACGCGGCCCACTTGAGCGTATCGACCAGGAGCCGGTCGCCGATCGGGTTGTTGCCCTTGCGACGCGCCACGGCGATGGCTTCGTCGGCCATCGCGTCGGCCTGTAGTTCGCGAGCCCGTGCGTATTCCTCCGAGAACCCAGGCAGCTTCACGGCCCACAGCCTGATGGTCGATTCACACGGCATGCCGGGCGTCTCTGCGATCTCGCGCAAGGTCTCGCCGTTGGCGACGCGCTTGCAGATGCGCGTGCCGAGCGCGGCGTTGTACTTGGTGGGTCTGCCGGGACCGCGTTTCTTCTTCTCGGCCATGCTCACATCCTCTCACTGGAGCGGCGCCGCTTCGTACCCGGCGGCGCACGGTGGACGATGTAGCCCCCACGCGGCGGCGGGCAGCCATCTATCACCCAGCCGTCGCGGCGCATCTTCTGGATGTGCTTCCAGACCGCGACGCGAGCATCTGCCGGCATGTTGAAGTGACGCACCGGGTCGGCGCGCCCGCCTACGCGGCTCGCCATGTACTCGGCCAGTAGCCGCGGGAACGCGCCGTCGAGGCGCGGATCGTATTCGTCGCGGCGCTGGCACGGGCTGCACAGTGGACCGCGGTTGTCAGATGCGAGCACGCAGCCACAGGCGACGCAGAGCGCTCTCTCACGCAGAATCCGCCGCGTCGGCCGCGCTGCCTCGACATGAGCAGAGAAGACCGAGCGCGGCGGGTGTTGGCGCGGCTTAGGCACGCAGCTCACTTGGGCAGACGCGTTCGGCGTAGCGCTCGCGACCACGTCGGTTGCGGCACTCTTTGCATGTCCGCGAGAGTCCATCGCGCTCGGCTGCGTCACGGACGTAGAAGTCGGTCGACGCCGGCAGCTTGCGGTCGCAGAGCGGACAGCGCTTGGCACCGAAGAGCAGCAGCTCGAGGTCGAGGTCGGTCCAGGCGTCGGCCTGTCGGCGTCCGCTGGGGAAGTTCGCCACTCTCAATCACCCTCTCTGGCGTTGCGCAAGGCGGTCTCGCGGCGTCTTGGCGCGTCCTGCGACTCGGGGAGCCTCTGCGGCCTCTGCGGCGCTCAGACGCGCGATTTCGCCGGTGATGGTGCGCAGCTGTCCGCTCGGCCTGCCGGTGCGCGCCCAGTTGACCAGCGCGGTGAAGTCGTCGACGCTGTCGACCAGGTAGGTCTCCACCCCGCAGGCGGCGCGTCGCTCGGCGGCGGCGACCTGGTCGAGCGAGACACGTCCGGCGCGCGTGCCGACGCTCTTGGGACGCTTGAACTCGACCAGGTACGTCCGTCCGCCGGCGTGCAGCACCCCGTCGGGAAAGCCGCGCGTCGTGCCGGAGCCTTTGGCGCGGCGCTGGCCGACCAGCTCGAGCTCGACGCGCATCGCCTTGGCGATCTTGCAGCAGGTGGCGACCAGGTCGGATTCGATGGTGTAGCTCACGAGCGCACCCCCCGCAGCAGGTACCCGCCGCCGGGACCGGACGAGGTGGCGATGTCATACCCGTCGCGCCGGAGCTGCCTGGCGGCGGCTGAGACACGCTGCCGCGAGACGTGGTAGCCGAGATCGTCGAGCACGTCGTGGTAGGTCACGGCCAGACCTGGGGTGCGGAGCATGGTGCGCAGTAGGGCGTGGCGGGCACTCATTCGTCATCCTCCCCCGCGAACTCGTCCCACCAGTCGCACTCTTGGCAGGGGTTGTAGATGTTCACCCACGTCGCGCTCAGGCACTCAGGCGTGCCGGGGTCGTGGGGGCAGTGGATGTTCTTTGCGGCGGTTTCGCTCACGGCTCCCTCCAGCAGATAAGCACGACGTGGTTCCCCAGAAGCTCACCGAGCCAGTACGTACCGGAGACCTCGCGTGTGAAGTACTCGTCTGTGAAACGGCGCACGATGCGGATGCGCTCCGGCTTCCTCGCGTTGAGCTCGCACCACTCTTCGTCGGAGAGCAGGCGGAGGGTGCAGGGCTTCAAGCCGCCTTCCTCGGCGAAAAACCAATCGTCGTCGCTTACGAAGGTGACGAGGTCGTCATTCAGTTTCATCGTCCCCCCTCTCTGCCGGCCGCGCTCTCATGCGGTTTCACGGCTCCGCCCTCCATTCGCCACACCAGTCGCTCCCGCGCGTCACCGGCCACGCCGTTAGCGGCACGTCCTCTTCACAATCAGGCCCGACGTTGTAGCTGGTGATAATCCGCCCCTGGCGCACCGTCGGCGGATGCCGCCGACACTCGCCGCTCTGCGCTTCTCGGTACTCACCGACCGCGCAGTGCCAGTAGACACAGGCACAGCAGAGACCGATGGAAGTAAGTCCCTCTTCCTCGTCAGCCTTGCTCACGGCTTCTCCTTGAACGAATCGCGCATTGCGCCGGATCGTCGGCGCGGCCTCGATGATGTCGTGCGCCGCGTTGACCAGCTCCGTCTTGACGTCCGCGTAGACGAACCGCTCCAGCAGGTCGTCGGCGTCGATAAGTCTCACGGCTCCTCCTCCCGATACACGCTGATCGCCCACCTCGACGTGACCACCAGCCGTCCATCCTCAAGCTCGATCAGCACGTTCCCTCGTGCGCCACGCCGAACGACTCGGCACTTCGCCCCAAAAGGCACCGTTACGGGGTAGCATCCGCCGAACGCGCGCCGAATGCGATAGGTGTGTGTCATCGCAGTCACCGCTCCTCCCGATACACGCTAATCACCACGTCCCGCTTGTCCAAGTAAGTCGCCGCCGTCCGCCGCGCCGCCGCAGAGTCGCGCGCCAGGACGCGCACCACCTCGTAGTCACGGCGGCGGGGACGGCCATGGCGGATGAGCAGGACGTAGCTGTCGAGCTGGTCCGTCACGGCAGCATCGTCATCGCCGTCAGCGCCAAGGCGGTCAGCAGGCCGATCAGGCCGACCGTCAGGATCACGATCGTCCAAGCGAACATGTTCATGATTCCTCCCCTGCGTCCAGTCCATCGGTGGCCAGCTCGAACAGCTCCGCCTTCGTCTCGGCAGCGCGCCTCACTCCGTCGCGGTAGCCGGCGTGGTAGGCGTCGTCACACGACGCGCCGGCGGACAGCGCGATGAGCAGCATGCCGACGATGACTCCGGCGGCGAAGACGACCAGCATGATGATGTAGGTCACGGCACTCACCCTTCGCAGTCGCTTTTCATGGCTCTCTCCATCCTCAGTATTCAAAGCCCAGATCCTCGCCTGATGTACGCCGACTCGGGTCGCTCGGCGTCGGCTGGGGACCGGGGGGTTCCCTTATTAGGAACCCCCCCCGGTTCCCAACTTGCCGCAGGCCCCGGTTCCCGACGGTTCCCGGGGGGTTCCCGAGGCTGGTTCCCACGGTTCCCGAGGGGTGGTTCCCTGGGGTACCGAAATGGGGGGTTCCCGAGGGGTTCCCGGCCGGTTCCGGGGGGTTCCCGGGGTTCCGGAACTGCTCCGCCGCGCGTTCCCTGCGCCAGCGCAGAGCGGCCAGGACCACCTGCCGTCTGCGCTTCACGCCGGCCTGCACCAGCTTCTCCCGCGCATCGGCGTACTTGGCGTCCAGGCCGACCTTGCAGCGGTCCAGCAGGATGACGGTCTCATTGGTACCGGCGGGCCAGTCGTATTCCATCGGCAGGTAGCGTAGCGGCGCGTCCTTCTGCATGAACGTCACGCTGGCCGGCACCCAGCTCATGCGCGACAGCTCGCGCTTCATGGTGATGCCGTTCTCGGTCTGGGCCAGCTTCCAGACCACGTCCACGTCGTCGCCTTTCGACGAGCTGCCGCGCTGTCCCTGCTCCGAGCTCTTGCCGCCATGGTCGAGCCGCACCCAGGTGAGGCCGCGCTGCTTGAGGCGGATCCCGGTGTAGCGGTAGAAGTCGCGGAACGTGTCGGCCGAGTTCTCTTCGCCGCAGACGGCCCGGCTGATCGTGTCGATCACGACCACGATGTGATGGCCTGGCAGCTCTGCCTCGACGGAATCGACCATCGCACAGAGCGCGTCGGCGCCGGTGATCGTGTCGAGCGGCGGCAGCGTCGGCAGTAGTGCATAGCGCAGACGCGACAGGTCGCTGTCGGGGCCGTAGCCCATCTCATCGAGCCGCTCATAGAGGTCGGCCTCGGTCATCTCATAGTCGAGATAGATCACCGCGCAGGCCGTGCCGGTGGTCGCGATCTGGGCCGCCATGTAGAGCGTGAACAGGCTTTTTCCGGCCTTGTGCATGGCGTAGATCGAGTGTCCCCGGCCGCGCGCCAGCACGTCCTGATAGACCCACTCGACGTCGCTCTCGTCGCGCTGCCAGAACGTGCCCCAGTCGACGAACGGCGAGTCACTCCGTTCGGTCGCTGCTGCCTGCTCGAGCGAGAGCGGTACGAACTCGTCGAGCCCCTTGCCGGCCGCCAGGTGGTCGGCCGCGTCCTTGCCTTCCGCCGGCTCCACGACATGCACGGCGAAGGCTATCCCGTCCAGCGCCGCCGCCACCGACTCGGCGTGCTTGCGCCCCGGCGCGTCCTTGTCGGCCACGATGATCACGTCGGCGCCGCGCAGCGACTCGGAGTAGTCGGGCGACCATTTGCCGGCGCCGCCTGGGTTGCAGGTCGCGCAGGCGCCCGCCCGGCGCAGGTAGTCGGCGTCCTTCTCCCCCTCGACCAGGTAGACCGACTCTCCGGTCGCGATGGCCGTGGCCAGCTCGGGCAAGCGGTACAAGACGCGCCGCGTGCGCCCCAGCTTCCACTCCCAGCCGCCGCGTCCGTCCGGGCGCCGCTGGCGGAAGTCCTTGGGCTGGAAGCGCACGACTTGGTAGAGCAGCTCACCGTCTTCGTCGGTGTAGTCGTAGGTGGCGACGATCTCGCGCTTGCCGTTGCTGCGCTCCTGCTCTGGGTAGAGGTCGGCCAGGCCGAGCCCGAGCGCAGCCATCACGTCGGCCGTCTCGCAGCCGGCGAAGCAGGTCAGCAGGATGCACCCGTTGTCGCCCTCGCCGATCGACAGGCTCTGCCGGTGGTCGTCGTGCGCCGGACAGCGCGCCACGAACCCGGAAGCGCTCCGCTTCACTCCCTCGAGCCGCTCGAGCAGCTCATCGAGACGCATTGCCGCGTGGGTAGACGAACGATGAGAACGTCTCTCCGCCTGCAGAGTGGCCGCAGACGCGACACCGCCAGGCGAGGTTCACCTCGACGAACTGCCAGCTCTCGCACAGTCTGCATTCAGCGAATGCCACGCCGGCGTCGAGGCGATCACTCCGCTGGCCGTACATGTCGAATCTGCCGGACTCCTGCGGCGACGGATGGCCCAGGGCGAAGCGCTCTCCTGCGGGCGATTCGGCGAACACGATCATCACATCGCAGGCGGCGGCCTGGCGGCAGAACGTCAGCGCTTTGTAATCGCGCCTGGAGGTGAACGCGCCCTTCACCTCGACGATGGTGCGCGACTCCGGCAGCCAGAAATCAGGCTCGTAATGGACGCGGCCTAGCCGGTAGAGCTCGGGATGGTACTGCCAGACGATCCGGTGTTGGTCGAAGACTGCGGCCCATTGCGCTTCGAGGCGTGAATCGAATCGCACACCGCTGTAACTCGCAGTGACCGTCACGACTGCCCCACTGGTAGAATCACTCATGTCACCACCTGCCTCATCAGGTTGTGGTCACGACCCCGGCCGTTCACGCGGCGCGGGGTCTTTTCATGGGACGGCGAGTCTATCACGGTACTGCTCTCAGAACGGGATCCCATCATCGTCTTCGTCGTCAGCCGCGGCAACGCCTGCATCGCCCGTCTGTTTCGCCTCGGCCTCTTGCGTCGCGGCGAGCTCATCCCTCGGACGCGGCGGGAACGACCAGTCGGCGTGGGCCAGCTCGAGCCCCACCCTGGGCTGTCCGTCGCGGTCGTTCCACTTGCGTTCGATGAGCTGTCCCCAGACCGTGATCGGGTCTCCCTTCTTGAAGTGCTCGATGATGGTCGCCGTGCCCCTGAAGATGGTCACGTCGAGGAACATCACGTCATAGGTCCATTCGCCGTCGCGCTTGGTGCGATAGTTGCTGGCCACACGCAGTGAGACGCCGATCGTCCCACTGGGCAGGTCGAACGGGCGCGGGTCGGCACAGAGCCGCGCGTCCGGCAGCTGGGCGATGATCACCGCGTCCCTCCCCCATCCGGCGTGCGCAGCACGATCCCGCCGCACGACATGGTCGCCTGCCTGAACTCCTCCACCTCGGCGCGCGTCATCTCGCGCTCGGTGCCCGGTTCGGCGTAGTAGGCGACCAGCGCGAAGCCCTCGCCGCCCCGACGCTCGCGCGCCTCGTAGATCGGCCCGTCCGGCCGCGGCCGCATGAGCAGACTCATCTGAAAACCTCCGCTGACGTGGTGCAAGGCTGTTTTGCGGCGCTTTGGTGGCCTGAGTGGTGTCCTACCACTCTGACGGCCACTCGGCGCCGCAGACGCGATATTCCGTTCACTCCGCCGCCGTCCGTCCGGCGCTCTCCCACCAGAGGATGAACGCGGCTGTCGGGAAGCGGTGCGTGGCGCCGATGATGATGCAGGGGATGTGACGCGCGGCCTCGTGCAGGTCACCGGCGCGCACGGCGGCGTCGAACGCCTTGCCCTCACTGTAGACCGTGTGCTCGCCCACGTTCATGACGTGCGCCAGTTGCCAGGCCGGCGCGTGCGGCTGGTCGAGCTGCTCGGCCAGCGGGCGGCGCGGGTCGAAGCCCGCGCGCCACTTCTCCCGCTGCGCCTCGATATCGCGTGAGGCCATCAGAGCACCCCCTGCTCGCCCTCGTCAGCGACCTCGCTCTGGCCCGCGCTGCCCAGCGCCGCGTCGAGCTCGTTATCGAGCTCGCCCGCGTCAGCCCGGCCGTCCTTGGTCGGTACCAGCTTGCGCTTCTGCGGGCGCCGCCGCGGCAGCTTGATCTCTGCCGTGATCGGGCTCTTGATGTCGGGCGAACCCTGGATGCGCAGGCAGAGTCCCGAGTCGGACAGTCCGCTGGCGTCGCGCTCGGGGATGAGCGTGATGCGCTTGCCGAGCCAGTCACCCGAGTCCTGGCCGAACATGGCGACGATGCACTGCGCGTTCGTCTTGTTCAGCGCCATCTCGCGCGGCGTCTCGTCGAAGGCGATCACGGCCTGCGGCTTCTCACGGCCGCTCTCGTCCTCGAGCTGGTCCAGGTAGACGTTCTTGACCGTCATCGTGACCGGCTGGCCGCGCATCTCGCCGGCCTTGATGAAGCGGCCTGGGAACAACTGATCGTAAGTGAGCCCCATCTCTTCTCCTCCCGTATGCGGTGGGCCGACTTGCGCCCGATGTCGAACCGGAATGTGATGCGGTAGGTGCTCACGGGGTCACCTCCGTGGTCTCCACAACCTCGACCAGCTTCGCCCTCGGCACCCGGAACTTGCCGTCCGTTCCGTAGGGCACGACCGCGCCGACCATCCACTCCCACTTGACAAGCACCTTCCAGATGGGTAGGTCCTCGTCGTTGTTCCGGCGCACCCAGTCGAGCGTCGCCACGTTGACGCCGCACCCGCAGTCGTCGGTCGGGTTCGGGTTCACGACCTCGCTGATCTCGGCTCCCGGTTCCTGCTTCCACGACTCGGGCGGCTGGTTGTAGAGGCCGAAGGTCTTGTACGCCTCGATGCCGCCCCTGACGCGCTTGCAGTTGGCGGCGAGCCAAGCGCAGGGGTCGAAGATGCCTTGCGCCCCGCTCAGGTGCGCCCCGCTCAGGTTCGCCCCGCTCAGGTTCGCCCCGCTCAGGTCCGCCCCGCTCAGGTCCGCCCAGCGCAGGTTCGCCCCGCTCAGGTTCGCCCCGCTCAGGTCCGCCCCGCGCAGGTCCGCCTCGTGCAGGTTCGCCCAGCGCAGGTTCGCCCCGCTCAGGTCCGCCTCGCGCAGGTCCGCCCAGCGCAGGTCCGCCTCGCTCAGGTCCGCCTCGCTCAGGTCCGCCCCGCGCAGGTCCGCCTCGTGCAGGTTCGCCCTCTGTCCCGCTCCCTCGCCCTTGAGCCACAGGGCGTGCGCGTCCAGGACGGCTTTCAGTTGGTCGGCGGTCATTCAGGTGCCCCCGTGGTCGGGGTCCAGCGGGAGGGGGATACCTCGTCATGGCATCGTGGTTCCCGTGGGCACAGCCGGTCGCCTTCGGCGTGGTGGCAGCGTCCTTCGTCCACGTCGTACTCGTCACAGTCGACGGTCATCAGTGCGATGCGTCGCTTCATCCGCTCATTGCTTGTCGGCAGCTATGCCGCTGATGATGAGCTCGTCGGCGTAATCGGCGTCGTCAGAGCTGTAGAACCAGGCAGGGACCTGCAGCGCCTCGATGTGCTCGCTGCGTCCCGGCCAGCGGCGCCGCTTGCGATGCAGCTTGACTTCGGCCAGCAGCAGCTCCACGTCACAGCCGGCGGCGTACATGGCGTCGTCGTCCACGCCGGCCACGAGCACGTCGTGCGGCCCATCGGCCTCGGCGGCGAGCAGGTACGCTTCCCCGTCTGGGACACCGTTGGCCAGCAGTCCGGCGCGGTAGAAGGCGAGCTGGTGCAGGTAGCCGAGCCGCACCGCGTGCTGGCCGAACAGGCGCGGCTCGGTGCTGCGCGTCGTCTTGAAGTCGATCAGCACGCCGCTGGCGAGACAGACCGCGTCGATGCGCGCCTTGCAGCGGATGCGCGTCGCCTCGTCGATCCAGGTCACGGTCAGCTCGGTCTCGGTCTCGGCCAGCAGCTTGCGCGCGGCCGGATGCGAGCGCACCGCGTCGCGCAAGGCCAGGCAACGTTCGTAGTCGGCGGCCGGTAGCGGCGTGCGCGGCGCGTTCACGGCGACGAACTCGTCCCACGCCTTGCCGTACCGCCTGCCGCCGTCCCAGAGCACGTAGCGGCGCGGGAAGTTGTCCGGTTCGAGCACGGCGCAGTGCGCTGCCGAACCGAACTCCATCACCGGGGTCGTCTTCTTCGGGTTGTCGGCCCGGTACTTGTAGTGCAGCGCCGACTCGCGCATCTCGCGCAAGGTGGACCAGTTGACGCCGCGCCGCGCCTGGTAGGCGGCGAACGATTCCCGGACGATCACAGCCCGGCCCGGTCCAGTTTGGCGTCATAGGTGGCCTCGGCCACCATCTCGTCACGGCTCAGCGCGTAGGTGTACTCCTCACCGCACTGGCCGCAGATGTAGATCCGGCGCCCGAGCGCGTTGTGCGTCTCCTCGGCGTCGATGCTGTCGGCCCAGCAGTGTGGACAGTAGGTGCGCTCCTCGAGCGGCGCCGTCAGCCAGTCGTCATACGTCATGAGAACACCCCCACGATGAGCCAGAGCAGGACGATCGCCGCGAGCACGGCGAGCACCATCAATGGTGCCATCAGCAGGTGATAGACGATCTGCCTCATATATCCTCCCATCCGCCGCGCCGGATTGTCAGTATGTAGCGCGACACAGCGAAGCGTATCACGGCGTGTCAAGATGTGCAAGAGGCGGAGAAAGAAAGCGCCCGGCGCCTGGGAGGATGGCAGGCGCCGGGCTGGGTAGCACCGCCGCAGAGGGTGGGGAGCGGTGCGCGGCCGGGTGACAAGGCCGGCCGAGGCTTTGCGTCAGCGAGCGGCCGTCTTGGCGGTATCGTACAGGCCCGCCGCGGCCAGTCCGAGCAGCAGGCCGGCGATGACGGCGCTGTAGAGCCCGCTCGTGGCCCACAGATAGGCGCCGACATTGAGCAGCACGGCGACCACGACAGCCGCCAGCAGGCTCCACTTGCCGGTGACGCCGAAACTCTTGCACAGGGTCACGATAGCGACGATGGCCGGCACGCTTAGTACGGTGTTCAGAGTGTCCATCTCACCTCCCCCGTTTCTCGCATCCTACACGTGCGCGCGGTCTGGTCGTTCTCACTTCGGCCTACCGATGACGACGACCTCACTCCGGTGCCGCCGCGTGTTGGCGACCATGCCGCCGTTCGCGTTCTGTCCCTTGGGTGATGTGTTGCCGCCCACGCAGCGCAGATAGTCGCCCTCGCGCCGGATGACGACCTCGATGTGCTGCGAACCCCAGAGCGTCACGAGGTCGCCGGCGCGCGCGTTTGCGAACGGCACCTGCTTCCAGCCCAGCCCGCCGCGTATGGCCAGCGTCCAGCTCGGCACCCAGGCCGGCACCGGCGCGAGCTTGCCCTTGTAGCCGGCGGTGCGATAGCACCACGACGCGAACGAGGCGCACCATGGCTGATGGTAGGCGCCGGTCACGGCCTGATACTGACTTACGCGCGGCCCGTAGTTGGAGTTCGGCGGCTGTTCCTTCACACCGACCTCGCGTAGCGCCGCGTTGGCGACCTTCTCCGCCAGCGAGAACACGCCGAGGAAGGCGCACAGCTCGGCCGTCTTGCGCGTGGTCGTCTTGATCTTCTTGGTGCGGTGCGAGATGCGCCATGCCAGCGTGCGCGCCGCCGGACCCCACTTGTCATTGCCGGCGTTGAGTCCAGGACCGACCTTGATCGGCGGCTTGTGACGCCGCGCGTAGTCGACCATGGCGCGCTTGACTCGCTGGTTGCTCGGCAGGACCATGCTCACCTCACCGCCTGGAAGATTACGCCGATGACCGCCACGATCGCCGCGCCGAGCGTTGTGCGGCTCAGCCAAACCATGTTGTTCATCTGCTCCTCAAGCGCGACCATGCGCAGCTTGAGTCCGTTGCCGGAGTTGCCGTAGACGGTCTCCTCAAGATCGGAGACGCGCCTGCACGGCGAGCGGTCTTCGTCCAGCACCTCGCGGATGGCATCTTCCATCTCTTCGCGCACGACGTGGCGCAGCGCCCATGTCTGCTCACTCGTGAAGCCCGGTATCGACTGTGGACTGTGTGCTTGTGCGGTCATCGGCTGCTCCAGGTATCAGATGCCGACGCGCGCGGCACCAGGGGCGTGCATGTCTCTACCAGCACGATGCACCAACGGCAGCGGCTTGTCGTTTCTCGCTCACCCGCATCGCCTGGTGGCACGTCGCATATCCATCATGCCCCGCCGGTATCGACAGGCACAAAACCGCCCACCTCAGACATCACGAGCAGGCTTGCATCAGCCCAGGCTAGCCCGGTCCAGCGCCTCATCTTGCAGGGCCGCCAGCCGCTCCCATCCCAGCGTCTCAGCACGGCTGCGTAATGCATCGCTGGGGCCTCGAAGAAGCCGCCGGCGATGGCGGCCGCAGCCCCATTCTGCCTGCGTATGAGGCCAGTTCTGGGGCGCGGCGAGCGCCCCCGGCGCCATACATCAGCCATTGGCGATCTCGATATCGACGTATGGCAGCCCCACGGCGGTGGAGTCAGCCGCCAAGCTCATGAACAAGGCAGAGTCGGCGAAGACCTCCGGCATCCCGATGCCGAGCAGGTCAAGGATGCCGCCGCCGTTCGCCGATGCGACGCGGAAGATGCCCAGCAGGCGCAAGACGCTGACCTCGAAGCAAGCGTTGCCTGCTGTGGCGACAGACCCTCTTACCCGGGTGATCTTCTGGATGCCTGAATCGCCCGCCGCCAATGGAAGCTGCCACATCCGACCGACCGCAGGCGCGGCGCCGATGCCGACCGCTCCGGTGTCGCCGGCGTCACCGCCCTGGTCCAAGTAGTTGACCTGCACGGCCAGGTTGCCGGTCGGGGCGACCAGCGTCTTGACCCATATCTGGAGCCCGCCGTAGTCGTTGCCTCCAGGCACGCGGCTTGCGAAGGACGGCTGGTCGGAGAGGTTCACATCGGCGTTGTAGTTGTAGCCGCCGCAGCGGAAGAGCTCATCATAGAGGCGCAGCGTGCAGGCTACGGAGCTGGTGTACTCGACGCGCGTGATGTAACCCTTGGCGTCGACCCCGAAGCTGTTGATGCTCGGGTATCCGGCCAGCACGTCGGTCGGGACGATACCGTTGGCCGTGTTGCCGGCCGCCTCCGTCCCGGCACCAGGATTGCCGGCCACGCCGAAGACACTGTACGGCATCGCCGCGACGAGGGTCCGCGTGCCGGTCTTGTTCCAGTTGACGCGTTGCTTCGGCGCGGCTATGTACTGGTCAAGCGAGCTGATTGCCATCGCACAGGCTCCTCATGACGTATCGACCCAGAGGTCTCCTACCTCGGGGTCGCTAGGCTCCGAATCTGAGACGGTCAGGGTCGTCAGGCCGATGAAGGCGGTCGCCTTGAGCAGGTTCTCTTCATCGTCGAGCCGCGGGTCGCTGTCTGAATCGCTGGCCGTCGAGCCGCTTGTCCAGATCCGGTATCTCATTTCTTGCCCTTCGGCCGCTTGCGCGCCTGGAGCTGCTGCCGTGCCAGCATCCTGTCGAAGCGGCTGGAGCGCTGCCCCAGCGTGAGAGTCACCTCGCGTGCCGCGAGCCTGCCGGTGACGTGCTCGATCATCTGCGGGCCGAAGTCAGTGTCCACGTTCTGGAGCATCATGCCGGGACGGATATGCAGCGCCTCGATGGTCGAGCCGTCGGCGAGGTGGACCGGGCCGGTGAGCACGAGCGTGCCGGTCGGGCGCGGCCATAGGTGGTCGGCCAGATAGGCGTCTACTATCTGTTGCGCGTCGTTCGCGGTACGGTCGCGCAAGTCGAGGAACTTCGTCTGGTAGTGCGTCCCGAGCGGACCATCGGGCTCGGATGCGATGTAGCAGTTCGCGTGGCCGTCCTTGGTGCGCACGTAAGCGACCACCCGGTTACAGAGCTCGCGCCGGTCGACGCGCACGTCCCACTCGCGCAGCGCCGGGTCGGCACTGCTTACGACGATGAGCTGCGAATCGGGCACGTCACCGGCTCTGAACGGCCGCCTGAAGAAGAACGTCCGGTTCTCTTCAAAGCCGTAGTTCCAGTCGACCGTCGCGGCGACCTCATCCATCACCTGCCGCCGCGTGGTCGGTTCGCTGATGCAGAGCTGTTCGATGATGTAGCCAGTATCGTCGCAATCCGTCTTGTCGATGTCTCCGCCGGTCACCGGGCGCGCGAGGTTCATCATCACACGCTCTGGCGTCACATCGTCACCGAGGGCGGAGCCGTAGACCAGTATCTTGGTGATGTCGACCCCGAACGGGCGGTAATCGGTCTCGATTCTCTCTCCGACAAGGTAGCGCATCAGTCGAGGATCTCCTCGTTGTCCACTATCTGCTCGAACTGGAAGACGAGAGAGGCGGCTTCCGATGTGATGTTGAGTTCGTTGCCAAAGTAGAGCACATAGGAGTCATCCTCGCTCCATGTGCCCTCCAGCGTGCGATGCTTGTTCGGACTGCCGGGCGTGGAGAACAGCTTGAGCTTAAGGCTCGGGTTGATGAGCTTCGTGTCGATGCGACACTTGACGATGCGCGCCGCCTCGATAGGCACGCCGAGTGGATACCACCAGGCGCGCGTGTTAGCTCCCGTCGGCACTTCTATGTCGTGCATGGCGTACATCGCCAAGATGGGGTCGGCCGAATCTGGGTCGATCACCTCGGTCGTGAAGCAGTCCGCCCAGCGCGACGCCTGCCCTGTTTCCCAGTGCGTCATGTCGCTGTCGACGTAGTTGCGCACGAAGGCTTCATCATCCTCGAGCGCGCAGATGAAGCCGCCGCACTCCAGCCTGAGCGTGTCGGCCTCATGCGGCACGGCGTCTGGATCGTCGACGCGCCCCTCCCAGAGCACGAACCCGTCCACCGGGTCGCGCAGCACGATGTCTGAGTCGATGCGCTCGTCCTGAGCATCGTCGCCGCGCGGCACGCTCATGATGACCGACGCCGCCGTGAACCCGCCGCGGCGGTCGATCTCGAATGTCGCGTCGATGATGTCGACGCCGCTCATGAGCCGGTCACCGGTTCGGGCCACATCTCCCAGCGCGGCACGTAGCTGCCGTTGAGCAGGAACTCAGGCGCGGGGTTGGAGCCGTTCGGCTCCACGAGAATGAACAGGTTCTCGCCCTCAAGCCCGAGCTTGAGCCCGTGCCCACGGATGCGCCGTGCGGCTGGCCGTGCTGCAGTCGGCGCCTCGGTCGTGGCGTACTCGTGGTCATACATCCAGCCGAAGCGGACGTACTCGGTCTCCTCATCGTAATCGTCGTAACGCAGCCACCCAAGGTCAGACGGAAGGCACAGCACGGTGTCGACGTAAGCCGCCCCATCGCGAGCTCGAGCCCAGATGCTCGGCCCATCGTCGGACCCGTTCATCCACGGCCCCAGGTCGACCCACTCCCAGCGCGGCTGCAGCAGGTAGCGCGAGCGCGGGTCACGTGCCCATCGGTTTTCCTGTCGGCCCTGCGAGATCCAGCAGTTGTCCACGCCTGACCCGCCCGAACACTTGGCCCGCGCGAACAGGCGGTAGCGTCCGGTCGGCAGCTTCGCCTGGTCGACGATGCCGTACAGCATGCGCCACTCGGTCGTCACAGCCGAGCGCAGCCGCATACAGTCACCGCGCGGGTTGATTGCTCCCTCCTCAAGCTCCCAATCGCCCGGCTCGGTCGCATCTTCGGCCTCATAGAGGTAATCGCCGGTTACGGCGCCGCTGTGCGTCACCGCGGCCAGCACCATCTGGATACCGACGTTCTCGCCTCCCCAGCCGCGCGTGATGGTGAAGTCGAGTGGCATCGGCGCCTGCCCGTCGAGCGTGCCGACATCGACCAGCACCGGACTGGTCAGACGGCTCGCCGTCCAGAGCGTATCGCGCTCACCGTAGACCCACGGCTCGGCCACCAGCTCGACCGTGTAGATGCCGACGAAGGCGCGGTCCCAGGCGTAATCGAACTCAGCGATCGGCGTCTCGTTGTGGAGCAGTCTCAGGACCGCGGGGCGGGTCGCGCCGCGCGGCGTGATGGTGAGCGTGTTCGTCGGCTTGGCAAGCTCGGCGCGCAGCTCGTTCTCGGCGCTGATGAGCTCGTCCTTGGTCGACGCCTCGAGCTTCACCTTGAACGACGGATGACGCAGCGCACTTGTGCGCAGTCTCACTTGCGTCTGCACGTCGGCATAGGGGTTGTCGGTCTCCTCGGCCGTGCGCGAGACATGGCCCCAGTCGGGCAGCGGCATGACCACGAGGTCTTCAAGGTCGCCCAGCTTGGCCTGCAGGTACTCAGCCATCAGGCGGCCCCCTTCATCAGCCGCGCCACGTCGCGGCCCATCTCGCGGCTGACCATGTCTGTTATCGCCCGCGAAGCGTCGCGGCTATTGCCGACGAACGTGTTGCCGGTCACGTTGACGACCACGGTCGGCACGGCCTTGCCCTTGTCGAGCGGCGTGACCAGCTCGGTCCCGTGCAGGAGCGCGAGATAGCCCGACCGCGGCCCGCTCGCGACGCCGCCCTCAGCGAAGCCCGCCAGCCTGTTGTACAGCGGCGCGCCCGGACCCCAGTACCACGGCGCCTTCGCTTGCGCCGCGTAGGTGCCGGCCTTGCCGATGCCGGCCTTCTTCATGTAGTAGTTGTACTTCGCCGAGCCGCGGCCGTACTTCTGCGCCAGCTTCTCCTCAAACGCCGCCTCCGTGCGCTTGCCGGCCTCGCCCTGCTGCCGTGCCTGCGACATGGCCGCGATCATCTCCTGCGCCGCCTCGCCGGCCTGCATCAGCTTGTTGGCCGTGAAGTCGATCGCGAAGCCGAGCCCGATCATGCTGGCGATGGTGCCGACGCTGCTTGAGCCGATCGTGGTGTTGAGGCGCGCGAACCGTCCCGATGTCGTGCGCGAGGCAGTGCCGACGTACTGCAGCGGCGGAGCGGCGCGCACCGAAGCCGTGCCGACGCGGCCCATGCCGGTGCTCGCGAC